GCTTTAGGAGGAGGTGTCAAGGCTCTTCTCTCTCAGCACTCAGCTTTAGAATGCCATTATTAATGTATAGGTTAGCTGTGATTCTTGAGCCATCCTGAAGAGTAATTCCAAGCCAGAATCTATCCTGATCCATTCTTTCTAGATGGACAAATTGAGCATCTTCGGCAACAACTTCATCAAAGTTACCTTTTCTATCAGATCTGATTTCCCATTCTGGTTTCATTGATTAAAATCTCATTTATTTTCTTTTTCTTTTCTATCTCTTATCCATTTTATAATCATTGGCATACCTAGTAAGCCATATTTTGGAATTCTTTTTTTCATGAATTTAAATCCAAGTTATGCTCATTCAAGAGCCTCCAAAGCTCATCTCTTACCTTAGCCATAGTATCAGTGAGAATAGGATCTTCTCTATCAGATGGATACTTGACAAAGTTTCTAAGGTACTGGTCTAGTTCCCAAAGCACTAAAGAATACTTTCTAGCATTATTAGCTAGTTCAAATTCTTCAAGATCTTCAGGTTCGTTTAAGTTATATTCTAAAGTGGCTTTTGGCATATTAAGATTTTATATTATTTTTATAAAGGTCATAGCTCAAAATCAGACTAATAGTATAACCAAAAGCTGTCCATATCCATCCATAATAGAGTAATATTATAATAAAAACAATTGTAATAGGAGTACTAATCCATACAGGAACAGGTCTTCCTTCTTTAATGATTCTATCATGAATCTCTTTATTATTCATAGCTAGAATACAACATGATACTCCAAACCAAGTAAGAAAATAAATCATGTATTGTGCTGCTTTCATTCCTTTGATACCATACCAGAGAACAATCAAAGAAAAACACAGAGAAATAAAATATTTTGATTTTCTGTTCATATTATTCTTTATTGTCAATTTGACTTCTTAGCATTTGATTTTCAGATTCGAGTATATCAATACGCTCTCTCATTCCTTGAATAAGTGCTTTTGTTTCTTTTAAAATTCTAGCATCTTTTCCTGCTACATCATAAATTCTAAAAATATCTTCTTCATTATGAGTTTTATCGTTATACGTCATGATTATTTTTTCCAATTCTACCAATATTTTTTTGTAATTGCAATCATTATTTTTATATTCTGAAATCAATTTTAAGCAAATATCTTTAATCTTAAAGAATTTTATGGCATTCTTATCCATACTATCTGCCATTTCCTTTACCAGATCTCTCCAATAATTTAAAGATTTTTGAAATTCTTTATTTTGTATTTCTAGATTGATATTCTTGATTCTCAAATTAGCAATATCATCTATCATATTTGGTTTATAATCATCCATATTATTTTGTTAATTCGTATTCAAGAAGAATAGAAGAAAGTTCTTTTTGAACTTCATTAAGGAGATTTTTTTCCTTTTTATTTGGTTTCAGACTTTCCCATATACTAGAATCATCTGTAGAAAAATAAGCATTAATCTCATCGACTATGACCTTTTTAGTATATCCAATATGAAGCAGATATTCTTCAATATTTTTGTAAAGGTTTGGAGTGATACGTTTAATTATCTTATCAACTTTATTCTTATAATCTTTATTGAGATGATAAAGTGCATGAGCAACTTCATGTCTCTTGGTAATCTTATTATTACCTTCACTACCAATAAGATAATACTTTGGATCTTTTTCATCCAATTCATCCATGATAGTATCATGAATGTCCATGATGACACCATCATAATAATTCATATCTATAGTATTTTTCTCATAATAACATTTTTGAATCATAGAACCCGGAATATTAAATCCTGACCAATCAGCAGGATAACCAAAATAAACTTCTTTATTTTTCTTAGCATACAAGCGCATGAAATCCAAAAGCTCAAAGTTTTTTCCACGAATCTCTTTGAAGGGAGATTCGTAAAACTCTTGCACACGGCAAAAAGTCATTGCAAGATCATAACGATTATTGATTATGCAATGATAAATTCTATTAGAAATTTTTTCTAGTTTGTATTTAATTTTCATAATGGGTTTCCACTTTTAAGTTTTTCTATCATTTTATTCAATGATTTAGTATCTCCCTTGGAGATCATATTCCAAGGAATCTGATTTTCAAATGTATTATTAGGAGTAATTAACCATTTTGCAATTTCCTTCCTTTCCATAATTTCTTCAAGCTTCTCATACCATTCCATGCAGAGAAGATAATCATTATCAATATTCATAATCATCCTCTTCTTCCAGATCAATTCTTTCCATAATAGATTCTCTTTGCTTTACTTTCTTATTAAAGAGACGAAGAGCTTTTTTTTCAAATTGAATCTGATCTTTTTCAGGAACAGCATCAATCATACACTCGGTTACAGAAACTAAAAGACCTGCCAATGTTTCTGCATCAAATGTAACATTATCTAATGTATTATATGTCTTGGCAGCAGGATAAAAAGTTTCCTTATCATGAGAAGATTTGATAAAACCAAGTGCTAAAATTTGAATAAAATTATCATCATCCATATTAATTGTCCCTTATTTTTAAACATTCAGTAAGCATGTCTGCACATTGCAGTGCAGTAAGTTCCTTATTATACTCCATACTACGACCAATATACTTGTACCACCAAACCTTAAAGTCCAATGGTTTATAATAGAAATTGGGTGCATGTTCTTCTCCACACCATTTACAATCTTCTGCCTCACACCAGCAGTAGCGATGTAAAGAGAACACGCAATTATCTACATTCGTACCATACTTGTCAGCCCATTCACCTTCTTCTGAATGGTAATCTGCAATGGCACGAATAACAGAATCAATAAGATAATCTTTTTTTGCTCCAAACATTCCAATAGGAACTATGAATTCTATTTGTTCAGGCATTTCATATGGATCATATTCCAATAACTCAGAAATGGATGGAAATCCATCATCTTTTTCAATTTCTTCACTCATTTGTGATAGATAATATAACCAATGATTATAGCAAATGCAACAAAATTCACAAAAAATGCAATCTGAAGTTTGAAGATAAGACTGAAATATTTCTTGTAAAGATCATCCAACATATTACCATCTTGAGTAATCACCTTGATTACTCTCTCATGAATATCTTGATGATTAGCCAGACATTCATTATGTTTACCAAACAAACCAGCAAGAGAATTAAACCCATCATGATTAGTTTGAATCATATTTCTATGAGAATGCTGAACAGATAGTAAGGCTTCAAGTGCTTGATTGGTAGACTTGGAAACCTTATCTATAGAATCATTGATCTTGGACAAAACCTGATCTAATTCTTTGACAGAATCCATACTCACCGAACTTGTTGTCATTGAATAAGCAACAGGAAAAGTACTACTAGTATTAGTAGTATAAGTTTCTGAAACAACATTTTCTGATTTTTTTTCTTTTTTCTTTTTCATGGGATTTGTATAAAGGTTGGAGTCTTTTCTCCTACATATGATCCGATGATATTGTACTCAAAGTATTCGACTGCTTCTTCATTGGTCATACCATCAGCCATTAATTTTTCGATACACTTTCCCATATCATAAGCTACATGATTCTCTTGTCCAAATCTAGAAGCAACACCGATGATACAATCATCAAATCCATCAGCAAATAACAATTCTTCATCATTAAAATTTTCTACAATGGTTTCTCGAATGTCCATATGAATATGATATATTATAATTTTAAATTGTCAATAGTTGCTGAGAACATCTTTTTTCAATCAGAGGAATATAATCAGGATTCAATTCAATTAGAATTGCCTTCTTACCTTGCTCAAGTGCAACCTGTCCTGTTGTTCCCGATCCACCAAAAGGATCAAGAACAGTTCCATCTTCAGGGCATCCTGCTGTGATGCAAGGTCGGATGAGATCAGGAGGGAATACTGCGAAGTGTGCGCCTTTATATGGCTTAGTTGTAACGCTCCATACACTTCTCTTGTTAGCCATAGGATATGACTTGGTTAGACCAGTATGAGGCTGAAGACCAGATCCTTCATTATGATACTTTCCTTTGGTACGATCTCTTGTTCCCCAATCCTGTTTAGAAGGAATCTTGATTGCCTCATTGTCAAAATAATACTTGTTAGACTTGGACATGAGGAAAATATACTCATGAGCCTTGGTACAACGATCAGTGACAGATTCAGGCATTGGGTTAGGTTTGTGCCAAATTATATCTTGACGCAAATACCACCCATCAGCACGAAGAGCAAAAGCAAGCATCCAAGGAATGCCAATAAGATCTTTACTCTTGAGTCCATCAACAATACGATTCTTGGATATTACTTGAGCATTACGTCCTTTGGGATTCTTAGGATCACGATGCTTTCCTTTGTCACCAGTTCCTACATAGCTGTCTCCGATGTTAAGCCAGAGAGTACCATCATTCTTTAAAACTCTACGAACTTCACGAAACAAAAGAACAAGCTTGTTGACATACTCTTCAGGAGTTTGCTCTTGTCCAATCTGTCCATCCATTCCATAATCACGCAAAGCATAATAGGGAGGAGAAGTCACGCAACAATTTACGGATTCATCTGGAAGTTTTTTAAGAACCTCAAGGCTATCACCACAAAGGATTTGAAGGTTGTCCATTATTTAGGCAGTTGAAGATTCAGAGCATCCTTTACACGATTAAAAAGAATAGTGTTAACCAGTTCCGCCTCATACTTCTTGATATAATACTCTTTATTATGATTGATATATAAAATACCTGCTACAAACAAAAAAATTACAATAAGCATGTTAATTGCATGTTTGGTATATCCCATCAAAAGACGAGCTATAATCAAAGAGAGTAGTAAACAAGAAGATGCTAGAAGCATACTTTGAATTGTTTGGAGTGTGTCTGGATTCATATTTTTAGGATTATAGGTTATAGGATATAGATAGTCAAGAGTTTATTTTTAAACAATGATTGTAAATAAAAGAGTGACCGATAAAATTTTTGTTCAAATTGCTTCTTACAGAGATCATGAACTCATTCCAACAATAAAGGATTGTATTGAGAAAGCGAAACATCCTGAGAATCTCACCTTTGGAATCTGTTGGCAAAGAGATGAACATGAGTCTTTGGATGAATTTAAAGATGATCCTAGATTCAAGATTATAGATGTTCCTTGGCACGAAAGCAAGGGATTATGTTGGGCTAGAAGTTTGATTCAAAAGCTGTGGAATGATGAGAAGTATACAATGCAACTTGATAGTCATCATAGATTTGTACAGAATTGGGATGAAGAATTAATTGAGATGATGAGTCTTGTGGATTCAGAAAAACCAATTATAACTTCTTATGCTGGAATGTATTCTCCAAAAGAAAACAAGCTTTTAAACTTTGAACCTTATAAGATGGTTGCTGATAAGTTTACTCCTTCTGGTACTATTCTTTTTTATCCATCCACTATAGCAGAATATAAAGAACTAAAAGCTCCCATCCCTGCAAGATTTGTAAGTGGACATTTCTATTTCACTCTTGGTATTCATTGTAAAGAATACAAATATGATCCTAATTTATATTTCGCAGGTGATGAAATAAGTCTCAGTATTCGTTCCTTTACTTTAGGATATGATCTGTTTCATCCTCATAAACTGGTTATCTGGCACGAGTATACCAGAGAAGGGAGAACAAAACACTGGACTGATTTCAACGAAGAGAACAAAAAATCAGGTAAGATAGAAAAACAATGGTGGGAGATGGATGTGGAAAGTAAAAAAAGATTAAGACACATGCTAAGAGAAGAGGATAATCAAATAGACTTAGGTGAGTATGATCTAGGTACTGTAAGAACCCATCATGATTATGAACTCTATGCAGGTATAGACTTTAAGAATAGAAAGCTACATCCTGATACACTCAAAGGAGTTAATCCTCCGATCAATGACACATCAAAATGGTTTAAATTAGAAGAACAGACTTACAATTTAAATCTTAACATACCCAAAACAGAAAACTTTAAATTCATTTATGTTGGAGTTGAAGATGAAAATGGTAATGTAATTTATAGAGAAGACTTATATGAATACAAGCCTTTATTAAATGTAGAATTCAAATCCTTTACTCCTCCTTATAAATGGATACACTGGCCCGTTGATCTTAGCGACAATTGGGTTGATAGAGTAGATTCAATTATCTAATACTTCAGATAACTTGCGCTGTAATCTCATGGCAGCACCTATACTCATAGTAATTAAAATTCCTTCAAATGATATTTGAATTATAGTATTTTCCTTTACTTCTCCAGAAGCATCAGGAATTTCTTTAACTGTAATATCTCCTTTAACTATAAAAGGTTCTTTCTTTTTCGTAGTAGGAATTTCATTGGCTTTCTTTGATTTAGGTTTCACGGTATTTCTCACAATACTTAAAGGAGATACCAGCCAAATCTTTAGGAGAAATGATAAGATCATCAAGCCATTTCCAATTTATATTGACATCAGGATCATTCCAGATCAAAGTTCTTTCCGCTTCCTTATTCCAAGAATTTGAACAACAATAGTTAAATTCTGTTCCCCTTTCAAGAGTAAGGAACCCATGAGCACATCCCTTTGGGATGAAAAGTCTATTACCATTTGGTATGAGATCAACCGAATCCCATTGACCAAAAGTTGGAGAATCTTCTCGAAGATCAACAAAGACATCCTGAACCTTTCCGTGACTAACCCAAACCAGTTTTGCTTGTGCATTAAATCCAACCTGATAGTGTAATCCTCTAAGAACGTTCTTATGAGAAATACTGGTGTTAATTTGGGCAATATTTAGATTAAGAATACCTAAATTGTTATATATGTCTCTATTAAAAGTTGTATAAAATGTTCCTCTATCATCTTCATGAAAGACAGGCTTGATGATAAAAGCACCATCAATTTTTGTTTCTATTTTTATCATAAATTTTTTTCTTTTTTTTATATTTTTTAATCAAAGGTTTGAATGTATCTAGCTTTAAAACTTTTCTTCTATAATCTTGATACCATTTCTTTAATGAATCATCATCCAATATTACATATGATTCAGAACTAAATTCAGTTTCTTTACCAAATGGATTATAATCATTATTCATATACTACCAGTTTCTATTCATTTCTATTCGTATACTTTCATTATACTCTTCGTCATTAATATCTTCAATAATATAACAACACTTGTAATATTTTTCGGATTCTGGTTCAATGAAAAGCATTTGAAACCTTACAATCAGTCGAGCTAGTTTGTATTTGATTCGGTACATATAATTGGTGCTTTATATTTTACTCCAATTATCTGTATTAGCAAAGTCTTTTTGCTAAAAATGTTAAACTATTTTACGAATCCTTCATCCATTAAATACATGATTATGATATTAGCTTCTTCATCAGGAACCTCTTCATCACTTGCTTCATCATCATTATCATAGGCAACTTCAATTACATTACCTTTTTGGATGATGAGATAATCCTTCCCTCTTATCTTAATTGGAAAGAAAGAAGCATTTTTCATATTATTATAAAGTCGCTTTATAGCGATATATAATAATACTTAATGTTTTTACAGATCAAAAAACTCAATAATCATCATACGAATTATTAAAATTTCACGATATATCAGAAAATATAAAATTTCAGGAAGATTTTTTAAGAAGTAATAGACTAACCAAAAATAATACTTAAATCCTTTTTTCATTAGTGACGACCACCTCCACCATAGCTTCCCCCTCCACGCATACCACCACCGTAGGAACGACTTCCTCCACCGTAACTTCCTCCACCGTAGCTTCCACCACCGTAGGAACGACTTCCTCCACCGTAGCTTCCACCACCGTAGCTTCCACCACCGTAGGAACGACTTCCTCCACCGTAGGAACGACTTCCTCCAGTATAGCTTCCTGTATGGCTATAAGAACCTCCACCTGCTGTAGTGTTTCCTGTATATGTATTTCCTCTTCTACCTGTTACAGAGGTAGAACCTGTATATGTTCCATTATTATATGACCCATTGCGAGTAGCACTACCTGCTGTGGTAGAATTATTATAGGTTGTAGTTGATGTATAGGTGGTATTACCGCTGTTATTGTTATAACTTCCATAACCATATCCAAACAAACCGCCTAGCCAACCTAAACCACCACCATAACCATAACCATAACCTCCATAACCTCCATAGACAGGATAATATCCACCGCCATATGAACCAGAGGTTCCGTAACAATAGGGATTATCATAACCAACTGGAACAATTGCTGCACCATCAGGTCCAACAGCAATAGGAGGATAATAGGCACATGCACAAAGCGAAAAGCTCAATGCGACTAGGAGTAATATTTTTTTCATAACAAAAAGAATACTACTAATTTTTTCCGGTAAAGGCAAGAATTATTTTTTACAAATCAATACTTCTTGACCAACTTGCCTTTAATCTTAATAAATCCCTCTACCTTTCCAGACAACTTTGGAAAGTTGTTCTTATATGCTTTGCTGAAGGATGATCTGTCTTTGTCTCCTTTACCAGCCATTTTTAAACCTTATAAGTAAAATTGATACTAGCATTCTTGTCGTTTTTGTTTACGACATCGTGAGTAAGAGGATAAAATCCTCTACTTCTTAGCGTACTCAGAATCTTGGTGATTTCTGTGTTGATAAGTGATTCTCTTTCAGAGAATGAAGCACCGGGTTTGAATTCTACTGTGTGTTTTATGCTTAATATTTGACTCATAATCTTATATTTAGATCACTTATGTAAAAAAGCAAATGGACACTTCTTTACTTCTCCTTGCTCATATTTCTTAGGTGAACGGAAAAACCTTTTATATCTGTCAAAGAAAACAGTATGTGCCTTTTCCCATTGAGTCTTGAAGAATCCTGTATCATAAGAGAATTCAGATTTAAAATCAGATCTCTTGAATGGAATTACTTGAATCAAAGGAGTTCCCTTTTCAATAAGACCTTCAAAGTTTTTCTTGAGAAAGAATGGAAAGTTTACAAACGTAGGATGTTTGTCAGTATCAACAATTGCAGGAAGACACTTGAAGGGAAGATCATCAGAATGAAGCGGATGAGTAAATAAACAAGACCATCCTTTAGGTGTCTTAACAATCCAAGGATTGATCCATTTAAATACTGTTGGATAGTATCCTTCTGGAATAGGATATGTTTGAATTTGTTCTTGATTCTGTATATCTACTACTTTAATAGTATCCCAAGACCATCTGATATTGATATCATCAGCCCCTTTGTTTTCTACCCATACATCTGAATGTAAAGGAATGTGATAACCAGCAGTTATAGAATCAAATACTGGCATACATTTTTTGATGGTAGAAGTAGGATCACTATATTCATCTACTCCTTTCCTTCCACCAATATAAGAAGGAGTATTACTAATCCACTCAGGAAGTTTTTGAATAGCTGGATAAGGTTTCTCCAAAACCTCTAACATTTCTTTTGTATCAGCTATAAACTGTATCTTTGACTTACTCATGCCATAACTATAACCCAAAAACCATAGATGTCAATCTATTTTTGAGATGAGTTCTGCAAGTTTCAGTAATTTCTTCTGTATTTCCTTTATCTGTTTCTTGTGTTTTGAACTAAAAATAGGTATCTTAACAGGAATAGGAACGACTCTTGGAATACTTCTAACAACATTAGAAGTAACTCCCATAGGAACATTTGAAATGTAATCTGAGGAAAAAGTATCCATCTTTTATTTACTTACTGTATTAAGTATAATTGTGGCAAACAATATCACAACTTTAAATTCTTACACAAGAGGAGCTTCTAATATAAGAGGCAGTTTTCTTATTTCTACTAATGATCCTAATGATTGTTATACAGGAGGAGTTACTATTACAGAAAATACTGATGAGTTTATTTCAGAAGATCTTCCTTTGGATTAAATATTACTAAGCATGTCTGCACCTTTAACTACAGTTTCACCTCTGACCTATCCTACATGGTTAAAATATCAAGGTAATCTAAAGCCTGATACTGCTCCAGAATTGTATACTGAATATCTACATGAATGGTACAGAAACAATACTCTTTTAACTTCTAATAATAGTAATGCTATTAAAGAGAACTACATACAACTTTTAAAGGATCTAAGTTTTTTATTTGGTACACAGGAAAAAGATCTTTTCCTAGCTGATCTTGATTATACAAACGATGAAGAGCTTATTTTTGCTATTCCTTATTTTGTAAAGAAACTTAAAGAAATCTCCAAAGTATTATCAAATAAGAGAGAAGCGGTAAAAAATGCAAAATTAAGATATAATCTGATTGGTTCTAATCATGGTTTAGAAACTCTTTTGTATGAATATATCCTAAAAGGATTTACCAAAGATGAAAATTATATTACTCAGGTTCCTATATCTTCTCTTTCAAACTTCTTTCCTAATCTTTCTTCGGTTAATGGAAACTTTTTTGTAGAATTAGAAGAACTGCATGATTCTCAAACCTATCATGATTCTGATCCATCTGTTTCTATTAATGAGTATGTTGATGTGACTCAGTTAGATAATGAAATTCCTTTTGAAGGTTTATCTGAAGATGAAATACTAGGAATCATTTCAACTCGTTATCTTTCAAGAATTGCTGATACTCCACTTTCAAGACTTTTTAATCAATATCTTCTTGAAGTTCCTACTCTTTCCACAGCTGCTCTTTCTAATAAAGTTAATGGGTTGGTATATAATCAAATTGCAGCTAACCAAAAATATCTTGGTGAAACTGTTTACGGTTTAACAGCAATAAGAACAAGTGAGATAAACACTCCTGATTATATTTTAAATCTTAGTTTTGAACAGGGTAATAATTGGTTTTATTGGCCCTCTGGTGACAAGATAGTTGATGATTCAAAATTTAATAATATTTTTTCACCTATTGCTATTAATGATACAAATTTTGTAGCTTCTAGTGCAACAGGAGGAAGTGATTATACAAACTCTGATTTATTATTTTCTGATAAAACAGGTATAGTCGAAGGTGCTTGGCTAAGAGGTCCGAGAACTCAATATAGTTCTGATGTGATGAATCTTACCATCAAACCTAATATCACCAGAGATTTTATATTTCCTTATCCGGGTTTTAGTTTAACTTCAAAAGGAACTCTTTGGAATGGATATTCATTAAATGATAGTGATTATTTTTTATATGAAAAATTATTACCAGAACAAAGAAAAACAATATTAACAAAATATTATACAGAAACACTTCCAAGTTCAGCATCGCTTCCTATCTACATTAATGATACATCATTAATATATAATGGGGCATATGCTGATAAATTCTCTGATACTGCTGATACAATTACCAAGAAACTCACATATAAAGGAATAAACACTATTTATAGTGATTCCCTTTCTGGTTCTATAGAACAGACATATCTTTATAAGTTTGATAAAACAGATTTTCCTATTTCAAAAGGAGTCAATGATATTATATGGCCCTTAGATGTTTTCGATTCTACTCAGAACATTCCAATTACCGTTCTTAGTGATACTTGTATACCAGTAAAATTAAGTGAAATTGATATTCCTAATACAATGGCTGGTGCTGTAGCTGGTGCTAATTTTGGTGATGCTGATATAATTTATAAACTTAATACAAGAACAGATGATCCCATTGAGGCTGCATGGTTGGGTGCTGGTTTTGTTCATAGTCTTGATCTCACATCAAAGATTGATATTTATAACACACCTGCTGTTAATTGTGCTACCTATGTGGATGGTATCATACAAGGAGCACTCTCAATAAAAATAGATCCAAGACAAAAGATTTCATTTGTATGGATGGATGAAGATACTCCTGCTGATGAAGTATTCTTCTATAGACAACATTCTGTTGATTGTCCTTATCTCAAGGAGTCTCCGCATAACTATTATAAAAATCAAGACTATCAGAATCCAAATCCTATAAATAAACAACAAGGTTGGACAAAATGTAGATGTAAATCAATTCATTATTCTCCTATTGGACATTCAGGTTCAAAGGTTACAGATTACAATAAGATGGCAGATTATTTATTTGCTGATCCTCAATGCTTGGGAGTGGATTTTGCATTTAATACATGGACTGATACTCGTGGATTTAATTACACAAATAGTCCACAGTTCTCTTTCTATCAGTTAGATGAACAAGAAGGTGATAATCAGGTAGGATGGGGAACAGGTAAATGGAAAACACCTACAGGTGATTCAATGATTCTTAAGACAGGAAGAGTCTATACCTATTATCGTACTTCATTTAGAAGTGATTATATTACATCATCCGATAACACAAGTCCTTATCTTATAGTAAACTATCCTTATAAAAATATAAAAGGATTATATTCTAATACAGCTTCCAATCAATATGATATTTCCATTATTATTGATAAGAGTCGTTCTGAAAATAGAAATATAGATCAAACATTAGAATTGGTAAAGTCATTTGCCAATAATTTAATCAATAGTAACATTGATACACAAATATCTATCATATCATTCAACAAAAATGCAACCGTAGCATCTTATCTGACTCATGATATAAATGCCATCAACTATAATATTGATAGTATTACTGTTGATACCACATATCCAGAATATAAAACAGACATCTATTCAGCTTTAAAAATTTCTCAGAGTGTATTGGACACTACTATTATTGATAATAATCAAGCAACAAGTTTCTATGAACTTTGTAATTCTCTAAATGCAACAATAAAAAAAACAGGCACATTTAATATAACAAGAAACATCCCTAGAAGTAATGCTAAAAAGGTTATAATTCTTTTAAGTGATGGGTATGAAACATTAAATGTTGGAAATGCTGTTCCTTATGCACAGACATTAAAAGATGCTGGAAAATATATATATGCAATTGATATCGGACCTAATTCAAGTTATGACGATACAATGGAACAGATAGCAAGTAATAAAGGATATTTCAATTTACAAAAATATCTCACACAGGGAGATGGTAATATTAATAACTTTATACAGTATATTCTTTCAGTATTCAGTGAAAACAAACTTTCTGTTGTTCCTAGATGGTATAAGGCAATTAGAGATACTTCTGGTAATTGGATAACAACAACCGATATCTCTGACATGGAACTTTTACCGGGTGATTACATTACATATGTCCACAGAGAACAGGCAACATATAGCAGTAATAATAGCATTTCATTCTCAACACCTTCTATATCATTCACGGTTAATATAAAGTTAAACGGATGGAATTATAAAACAAACAGTTTTTCTTTAACTTCTATCGGAAGTATTTATGGGGCAAAGCCTTTCTGGGGAAAGAGCTATGTGACTCCTGAAGAAAATTATGATCAGCATTTTGATAAACAGGTAATATCATTCGGAGGACAAGTAAGATTCATTGATGGATATCTTCCTGTTCACCAGCCAGAAATATCTCCGATGGTTTTAAATAATGGAAATCTATTAAGTTACACAAGAAATGGAGACAATAATCTTATATGGAATCAACCTCTTTCATTTGGTGTAAATCTTTCTTCTTATCAATGGAATAAAATTGTCTTTTATAAAGATTATTCAAATCTACAAGATATGTTTAGAAGTGGAAACAATTTAGATTTAATTGGTTATAGTTCTAATGAAGCAAGTGATATAATGTTAGAAAGCTATTCTGCTTTTACTCCTTCCAAGTATAACTACTTCGCTCGTAATGCTTTTAATTATACACAAAATCTTTATTATAAAAGTAAATGCTTAACAAGCTTTGTACAGTTTAGTACTGGTGTTGCAGTTGAGGCAGTTCACCCATATGCAAACCTTGATAATGTTCACTATCCAACCGTAGCTACTGTTTCCTTTCCTTCGCTTGCCAAGTCTGATAAGGAAATAGGTGAATATATGTTACCTGAAAAATTAGGTGTATCATATTGGAGAGGTCGTGGATATACTATTAATGTAAGCGGAGATACATTAACATTCATTGATGGTATTAGTGCCGAGAGATTATTCCTTAATACTAATAAGTTTGGTCCTCGTCAAAGAGGATTAACAAAGAACGATCAATATTCTCCTGTAGTTATTGATAATATTGATAATAGATGGATGATGGAATCCTATAGTTCATCAAATGCAGCAGGAAGAGTTACTGACACATTAAATAATCAAAAATTTACTCCATATCAATCAAAATATGAAATAACAAAAAAGAATACTCTTGGTTTATCAAGGCAAAATGATGATTTTGATTTTTGGAATTTTCCAATTCCCGGTACTTGGAATAAACCAGAAAAATATCCTGTAACATTTAGACAAGAATTATTAACTTCTTCTTATGAAAACAGAAAGAAAGAATTACTTGTAGATAAAGGTAATATGGTGGATTGGAAAAATGATATTTTTGGAAATAATTATGGGCTATTCAAATCTCAATATACATTAAATAAATTCTTAAGTGGTATATGAAAATAATAGAAATACCTTTAGAAATAACCTGTGATTGTACTCCTGTTCCTACTCCAACAGGAACTCCTAGACCTACGCCTACACCTACACCTGTACCAACTCCTACACCTACCCATACTCCTACTCCTACACCTACTCCTACACCTACACCGACTCCTACTCCTACACCAACTCCAACGCCAACAGGAACTCCTAGACCTACGCCTACACCTACACCTGTACCAACTCCTACACCTACTCCTACACCAACTCCTACTCCAACACCTACTCCTACACCAACTCCTACTCCTACTCCAACGCCAACGCCAACGGTAAGACCTACTGTTACTCCAACTCCTACACCAACTCCTACATTACCTCCAACTCCTACACCAACTCCTACACCTACTCCTACATTACCTCCATTACCTTCATTACCTCCTATATATCCACCATATAATCCTCCTAAATATCCAAAACAAAAAGTTGTTCCATCTCCTCTTCCTCCTCCTCCTCCTATAATTGGTGTTAATTCGTGTTATATAGGATTTGGAGCATCTACAGGTGCATATAATTCTGAACAATGGGTTCATGATTTTATTTTTACTAATAACTATCAAACAATTAGATTGAGTGATATTGTTAATAATCCTGCTATTGTAGGAGATGCTATAATACAAAATGGTCAGATAAGATTGACACCACCAGTATATGCACAAGCAGGAAATGTATATTATAATATTCCTGCATATGTTACGGATATAAATAATAACTATATAGATTTTTCTGTATATATGAAGATGTCTATGGGTGGTACAACATCAGGACAACATGCTGATGGTCTTGGTTTTATAATGCAAAGTAATACTACTGATTTTGGTGGAGGTGGAGGTGGAATTGGTTATGGTGGAATTCCTAATAGTATTGGTATCATGTGTGATAATTTCCAAAACGGGTATGATCCAAATAATAATCACATGGAACTTGATGTAAATGGTGTTGTTGAAAACTCTTTAATAACAGCCACACCTTCATTCGAAATGTGGCAACCAGATCCCTATGTTTATAGATATATTTGGATAGATTATAAAAATGGAATATTTTATATCTATATTTCAGAAAGTAATTCAAAACCATTAACACCTCTTATAACATATGAATTGGATATAAGAAATTATCTAATTCTTAATAACTAAGATATTACTTTTTTAGGCTCTTTTACTAAATATTAGAGTAACATGGCATCAACTCAGGCATATTTCATAAACGAAGTAGGTACTTGGCCCAATGAAGTCTATAAAATAGCTTTATCTGGTCAATTAATCAATCCTGATTTAAATTATTTACCAGCGGAAAACTTTTTCCGTTTTTATAAAGATTCTACACTGCCTATAAACTATCTATCAAAATATGATTATCTTGCTACAAGACCTTCATTCGATGCACAAGGATTGGTACAGATAGATACATATAGTAATTCCTTATTGGTTTGGAATGTTAGTGCAGAAAGAAGATCATTCAATATTGGAAATATTTTCAATTCTCTTAATATTGATGTAAAACCCGGTGTTCCTGCTGACCAGAAGTTTTATTCTTATCTTCTATATCCAAAGAGACTTTTTTTAAAACCAACAGGTATTCCTACTCTTGTTGGTGGTAATTGGGTTTTAAATACTCAAACAGTATTATTAGATACTAATACTTCTTATTTTTATTCTTCTGCTGTAGATACTGATGTTGCATATGCACACTTAAATTATCTTAAAACCCAACCATCAACAACTTCCATACCTTCAAACTCTAATTTCTCACTTGTTTATAACATTTCTGCAACTCGTACTAGAGCAGATTTACCATTAATAAACTTTACCAATACATATAATCCAGTTTATTATTCAACTGTTTTAGAAAACGTTCCAGTAGGAATTACTGATAAATGCAGAATCAGACCCAATTCTACCTATATATCATATGCTGTAAATTTTTATGCTAATGATGAAAATAAAAATACAATTTTAGGAAATCTTGGTCAGATAAGACCTGATACTATTAATACAACTCTTCCAACAATTAAATCTTCTTATATAATGAATTACGATCCTAATGGATCTAATCCTAATCTACAAGCTTTCCAGCTTTTACAGATTAAGAATGATGGAGATAAGAATATAGATCTTAGTGATGCAAGATATTGTGTATTAAGTGGTGTATTTGATCTGTCCACAAGTAACTTTACCTACTATAGTGATAACTATCAATCTTCCAATGGTTCTATAGTAAACGTAGTAACTGGTATACCTGATACATATATTGGAGTAAGCTATATAGCAGACTGTCCTACCATGCAGTTTTCTCAAGAGAGATGGCAAGATACTGTTATTTCTGTAGAAACACAATTAGGTACTCCTATCAGTACAACATCAATACCTGCAAGTATTAACTGGACTACAAAATACCCACCTCATTATTATTCTTATAAGGTATCTCTTTCTGGATCAGCAGAAAGTACTTACAATACATTGAGTTCATTGATGGAAACATCAAATCTTACTTGGTATCTATATTCATCAGCTGTATCTGCTGGATATACTTCAAGTAACTATACAACTTCTATAGCACTATCTTCATTTATAACATCTGACTATAACTTTGTAAGTTATGATCTTTTTAATGGAGCAAATAAAGACTATATTAAGTTTACTCCTTTAGTAAAATCAAATACAATATTTCTTTCTTCTCTATATTGTTATTACGGAAAAGATTTAAATAATTCTTATTCATTGATAGATACACCTTGGATTCCTGCTTCTGCTGCAAATAACTTCATTATTACATATCCTGTAGTTACTCATGGTGAGTTAAATTTCTCAATTAGACCCACTCTTTGTTCTATAGCTGGTTATCTTGATGCATATCAAGCAACGCAAATAAACTTGGCAATAGGACAAGCTCCTGTAAATATTGGTCAACCAATCTTTATATCAAAGATAATGGAAGTAGAAGATTATATAGAAGTAGATTCTTCTTTCTTAATATCTGCAAGTTCTTGGCCCACAAGAGATTTAACAAATTCCTATGTTTCTTGGTTTTTTACACCAACAAGTACATTTGTAAGCATCAATGCAGTTGATTCTAATGGAATTTATCTACAGCAAATTCCTGCATTTAGTGCTGTTCCTTTTAATTCTAATACATGGGCAGTAGTTGTTTCTGGATATGGTCCGCAGACAACAGTAATCAATCTTTCATCACAGAAATATAATGAAGTGACAAATCTTACTTCAAATTCTTCGTTGTTTAATTATTTCACCGAAGGAAAACTTTTAGTAGGATCTCCTCTTGGTCTTAACAATTATAATCCTACAAGAACAATTTATCTAACCGCTGGTGTTCCTTATAAAGGAAGACAGTATAATCTTCCAAACAATACACAAGTTAGTTGGATTTGGTCTTATAATAATGATATAAATTATGAAACAATTCCTGTCAGTGCTTATTTCTTACCAACACTAAGTTCATATCCATACGGTTATGATTTAGACAGTTCTCTTTTAAGTTCTGTTACAATTAATGTAATTCCTCCCTTTAAGGCTGATACTCCACAAGTTAATAATGTTAATACAACAATTTCTATTGATACACAAGATGGATTAATACAAGGAAATTATAATTTTTATGTTGATGATTTTCCAGATCCTTCTATTTTTAATACAGACTTTGCTGCTTACTATACTGCCTTCCAAGATGTTTCTGCACAAATTCTTAGTACAAGAGATGGTAAAAATGTAATAACAAGACCAAACGATGGAACTAATAATTTTACATTCTCTGCATTAGGAGATGTTATTCCTAATATTACAAATGCTACTATAGTTTGGAATTTATCAAGTGATAGTGGATATAACATTCAAAGCTATTCATTAAATCCAATAAATTTTACAACATCAAATGTATCAAAAACATTAGTTACATTAAGTGCTTTAAGTGCTGTTGTTCCCGGTTGGACAAGTGCTCATAATGTACAATCAAATGTTATTGTTTATGTCTTAGATTCAGTAACATTCTACACTCCTTTGGATTTCTTATCAATACCTGAGTTCTTCTGGATTGGTGGAAGAAACCTAATCATCAGTAATCAGACAAATTATACATTACTTTCTGTTAACACAGCATTTGAAAATAAAACATCAAATAGTCAAAGATATTATCTATCTGCTAATAAGTCATTCTTGAATGATTTTAAATATTATACAGGATCTACTAATTCAACAAATATTAGCGGAGTTTCTTCATATTATCAACTAGTTGATATTCCATATCAAAGTGAATTTTTTACCAATATTGGATTACCTATAAGTCTCACTGCTTACAATGATACTACATTCCCTGAATATAATGGAATTTATTACAGCATACCAGTAGGATCAAATCTTGTAACTTCTAAATTTAATATCACAAGTCAAAGTGAAATAGGAAATTCAATACCATTAAAAAATTCTCCTAAGTTAATTCCTTATAGTCCTATAACCGTTTCTTTTACTTCAAATACAACTTCTATTAATCTTGATACTGATAGAATTGTATCAGTAACACAAACAATTAGTACAAATCCACTTGAATCTCCTGTACAGCTTATAGATGGAACCATTACCTATACACTTTCCACATATTATTGGAGTGTTAATAAAGATATTCCAGCAATCAATGGATCATATGATATATTCCAACTTTCTATAGGTGATCCTATTAATGAATTGACTGTTAGTGGAACAAAAAATAATAGTCTTTTTCTATCTGCATCTGCCAACCTTTCGAAGAAAATATATCCTTCTACATTTAGCAATTATGCAGAAAATCAATATACCGGACCTAGAGATATCTGGAATACTGTAACACAGACAGTAACATCACTTTCTGGATTCACACCTATAGCTGCAAATAGTAATGCTATAAATCCTGAAATTTATATTTCAACAACATATGCATTAACCGGACAAAATATTTTTATCCAATATAATACTCCATATAATCAAAGTGAATATTATGTAGTTGCTTATATGACAGATTTCGGTGAACCAGACTCTGCTAGAATATCTGCATATGATTCATCCATTTTCTATAACTATAAGAAAAAGGGAACTTTCTATATTTCTTACAGTGCATTATACAATGATGGATCTATAAAATACTATCAACATCCTAATCCTATAATAATCGAACCTTCATGGGAAGTATATGATCCTAATGCTCTTAGATTCATAGAAGAAACAACTCTTACACTTCCTTATAATGATCAAGATATAATGATTCAACCGAATGAATGGGGAGATGCTGATATTTTTAATACATCTATTTTTAGATTACAGGATAATCTTGACTATCTTGCTTCAAATTTACAGACACTTAATACTGCTTCTCCTACATTATTATTCGGTTGGCTTGGAAGTAATGCTGTGAATCAAGTAGATGGTATCAGATGGTATACAAAAGATTTTGGTAGTGAATATCATCTCAATCCTTCTCTTTCAATATCAAAAGGAACCACTTATTTTAATAGCATTAAGGATGCTATAGAAATAAATGATCATATATTTGTAATTGATAGTACAAAGTTTAGATCATTCTCTGCTGGTAACTTTGCTCCTGATATTAATTTTATAGGTTCATCTGATTTAGATTCTGTATTCTTAACTCCTATTTCCATAGAAACAAATGATACTGGTGATATAATATATGTTGCAGATCCTCCTAAAAATAAAATTTATAGATTTGATATGGAATATAATGGATATAATTCCGTATTAAATTATACATTAAATATAGGTAGTCTTGGATCTAAACAAGATACAAACAAATTCAATTCACCATCTGAATTAGCATTTGGTTTAGGAAATCTTTTTGTTCTTGATTATAATAATTTCTGTATAAAAGAATATAATCCAGACTTGAATTGGATTCATACATATAGCGCAGATGAATTAGATGATGATCAACCAATAAACATCGCAGTTCATCCTAGATTTGGATTCCTTTATGTATTAACAAAATCACATACAGTTTATGTATTTGATCCTCTCGCAACAACATACTTCTCAAAATTCTTCATTCCTCAAACTTCTTCTAAAAAAATAGTTAAAATGATATTTGATGAAGTAGGAGATTTCTTATATATTATAGGAACCAATAATGTTTACAAGTATTCTTCGTCTGGATACTTTATATCTGAATTAAATCTTCCTTCTGGATTAACATATATAGGAGGAAAAAAGTCTTCTAATCGTTCTATACTTCTTTTCACAGAAAAAGCTATTATAAAACTACAAGATATTCTTGAGGTTCATAAGGTAGGAGAAGGATTACCTTCACAATATTGGTCTAAAGATCAATTAATAGTGGATAGAGATGAATTAGCTTCTGATACAAACTATAATCGCTGTTTGGTTAGAATGGCACAGAACCTAAAGACATTTAGAAATTCATTAAACTATAAACTAGTTCTTGCTACAGAACAAACATCTACAAATATCATTACATATTTTGCTTCTGTTCCTATAGCAATATCAGATCGTCCTATATTTGATCCTACAATAGAAGGAGAGGTGTTAAGTGTAGGTGTTAATGAATTACATTTACCACAATCAATTAATAAAGAATTAATTAAGCTTTATAGTGCGGTATATGATTTAAAATCTTTCTTAGATATCACTAACTATAATATCCAAAGTAACAATACTTCTGGTGGATGTGGATCACAGTTCTGTTGGTCTTGGAAAGCTATGTCATGCTACAATTTAACGCTACCTGCTGTTAGAATTTGTAATATCAATCCTATTACATATGCAGAATTAGAATCATCATTCCCTGTAAGCTATGCACCAACAAAAACATGGATAGATGCTACTTCAGAATGTTGTAATAAAGTGATACCTCCAGTATAAATATTTGTACATTCGATAAAGTGACCCGCATGGGTTCCAGTAGAAATACTGCGACTTGAGAATAATATGAGTAATAGATTTCACAACAAATGGCATAGACGTAATCACCATACCTATGGTAATGGTAGCAATCCTGACGCTGGACATGATCCAATAGCGAGTCAACAACAACCTTTCTTAGGAGAATTCGTTCTCTCTGGTTCTTTAAGTGCAACGGCTCCTTTGAGTGCTTATGCAGCTTTCTTATACACTGATCATACTGCTCTCTGTGCTTATGCAGGAACTCGTGGTGCTTTAGTTCATAGTGAAGGATATCTTGGTATTGAGGTATGGAGTACAAAATCCACTGCTCTCTCTGCATATGCTCCTAAAGTTGCAATTGAAGCTGCTTCACCTGTAAGAACTCTTAGTGCATATGCTGGTTATCTTGGAGCCGATATCTATTCAGATGTAAGAGCAATCTCTGCTTATGGTAATTTTTTAGGTATTGATGTTTATAGTCCTAGAATAGCCCTTTCTGCTTCTGGTGGACAAGTAGGTATAGAAGCACACTCACACTCCAGAGCATTATCTGCCTATGGTCAATTTATTGGTGGAGAATTTTACAGCCCAAGAACAGCACTCTCTGCATGGGGAGGAATTATAGGATTAGAAGTAGGTTCTCCTAATATTGCTTTAAGTGCTTATGGTAATGATATTGGTGGTGCTTTCTATTCTGATCAAAAAGCACTATCTGCGTATGGTGTAGTAGTAGGTGCTGAGTTATTCAGTCCCAGACGAGCATTATCTGCTTATGGTGGTCAAATAGGATTAGAAACATTTTCTCCTAAATGGGGCTTGTCAGCATGGGGCGGTTATGTTGGTGTAGAATCATATTCCAACAATAGAGCAATTTCGGCATATGGACAGATAGTTGCTGGTGAATTTTATAGTCCTATAAGAGCATTATCTGCATGGGGAGGAGTTTTAGGTGCAAGTATAGGATCTCCTAATATTGCTCTAAGTGCTTATGGAAGAAGAATTGGTGGTGCTTTTTATTCTGATGAAAAAGCATTATCTGCTTATGGTATCGTAGTAGGTGCTGAACTTTATAGTCCAAGAGCCGCACTTTCAGCATGGGGAGGTCAGGTTGGTTTAGAAGTAGTTTCTCCTACAAGAGCTTTAAGTGCTTTTGGTAGTTACCTCGGAGCCGATATTTATTCAAATAACAGAGCAATCTCTGCATATGGACAAGTAGTTGCTGGAGAATTTTATAGTCCAAGAAGAGCACTCTCCGCATGGGGAGGTACAGTTGGTCTTGATGTTTCATCACCTTATTGGGGATTAAGTTCCTATGGTGGTTTAATGGCTATTGGTGCTTATTCTGATAACGTAGCACTTTCTGGTTATGGCGCATTGACAGGTATCAAGGTAGAAGGCGGAACTGTTGGTGGTATGTTCCATAGTCCATTTATCTCACTCTCAACAGGTGGTGGAGGTATTAATATTTTCAATAGTAGAACTGGTATCTACAAGAGACCAGCAGATTATTATGGTCTTTCACAAAAAGGACAGGTAGTTCTTGATGTTGGCGGTGATACTTGGATTGCTGGTAGTTTAACAGTTACAGGCGATCTTTCGGCTCTTGGTAATATTTCTTATCTTGATACTAATGTAACTGTAACTAGTGCATT